CGAGCGCGCCACCGTTGCGGCGGCGCCAGAGGGATCGAAGGTACCAGTTTGCGCCGTTGTTATGAACGCCCCAGTATTCGCATTGAGCGCATAGGCAGAAAGGTCAACGCCAGTTAAAACTGGATTGCCATTTAGCGTTAAACCGTCTAAAAAATTCTTATTTCCGTTGATGCTCTGAGTTCCAGTCGTATAGACCAAATTAGGCGGAACTGGTACGCCTGTATATGAAATAACTATAGAGTTTCTATCACTATCAATCGCAACGTCGATACCGCTAGCGCCACTCAGGTCTAAAATACCTTGGAGTCCCTCTACGGTAAGCACTCCACTAAGTGTTTTTGAGATCTCACCAATAAGGCCAGTTAGTTGACCACTTACGGATAGCGGTAAAAAATACCCACTCCCATACTGTCCGACTAGGTCAGTAATATTGGCGTCAAGCTGATTTTTCTTAATTAAACTAATTGGCATATAATTATTCCTCTATCTGGCTGTGCATTAATAATATAGCTGTTTTCATATCAACCCCATGCGTTTCTGAGAGAGTATTTACTTCATTTAAATTCTCATTAATCTGAACGGGCTGTGTCACATAAGTAGCGATACTTTCCAGCCATTTATCTGGCTTTTCATTTATAGCTATAGTTTCTGCAATTTCTTTTACTATTTCTTTTTGCTCTTTTGCTAATTTCTTTTTGTTGAATTTTTCTTTTAAATAGTTCTCAATACTTCCCTCTAGAAGATCAAATCTTGCAAGGTTATTAGATATATCTTGAGCACTTATTTTTCTACCCATACCGCCTGTGGATTTTGGTGTTCCACTATGGCCGGGTGGTCTACCAGTCATACCCTTTGTTGCTCCGGTTTTTACGGCAGTAGGTACTTTGGCCTGTTGTCCCAACTTATCCTCACCAGTCTGTGGTATCACCAAATTAGGATTATTAAGAATCGGTTGATATAAACCGTCTTCATGGTATTCATGTAGTTTCTTTTGACTCTCAAGACTCTCCTCTGGTAACGGCAACCTACCAGTCTCTAGCGCGGTAATGCCCTCTTCTGGAGTCAGTACTCCAATCTCAAGTAATCTTGAATATATTCTTGATAGATTAGGATCATCTCTAAAGCTCGCCTGTTTAAATCTAGGTACGGGCACCGATTTAAATCCCAACTGTTCGCCAATATATTTAATTTCTGGCAATAAAAATTCATTAAGAAATACTTCCCTAGCATGATTTAGTCTCGCTAAAAACATCTCAACCTTAGTGGAAGAACTGGCATACTTCTCATCCCCAATTAAAATATTATTTAAACCATTTTTGATGTCCTCATTAACAATTTTGTACTTTTTAGGATCTAAAATTTTATCAATTTCTGGAATAACAAACTTTGCTTGCGTGGTATAGTCAGTAACTAAGATACGACCAATACTCTCGTTCATGAAAATATTCTTTAAAGCACCTATTTGCTTTGCAGTGGGCATTCCCACCTCATCATTACCCATGGTAACTAGTAGAATAGCCTGCTGAACCGTACGGCTTATTGCCATATCAATATTCTTTAATTCTTGTTTCCAGTTGATATCTTGAAGTACCGGAAAACCCATTGGCACACCAAACGGCTCATATGGTTGCTTTTTATAAAAGATAGCCTTTACACGATCCGGATCCAAATAGAAAACCAAATATGTTTGAGACTGGGCAGTTTTTACGGTTTCCTGTAGCTGTCCAAATTCTTGGATTCTTTTTGCCAAATCCTTCTCCTCGGCTGTTTTTGGGTTCGTTAAAACCTGCATTTCAAAGTCGTTAAGAACTTTAACATATCTAGGAGATATAAATGATGCCGATCCTATTGATTGAATATCTGCAGGGTTAAGTATTATATACCTAATTGGAACTTCCTTTTCCTTGCCAGCAGTAAGTACGTCAGTAATTGCCGCCATATCCTCTTTATTAAATATAGCATTTAATTTATACAGAAAAACATTTCCACTACGATAATACTCACGATAGAACTCGTCCTGCAGTCTCCAAAGGTTAACTCTATTGGCCCATGCCTCAAAAAACTTTCTCGACTGTGCGTTTCCACCTGTAAAATAAATTTGCGAACAACTAAACTCGGTCATTAGATCAATAGTATTACGGAATACAGAGAAATTGTAATAACACTTTTGACATAGAATAATCGCATCTCTTATAGAGATATTTGATGTATATTTGCCGCGAGAAGCGCTGTAAATAAATGGAACTACACCGCCCTCAATATTTGAGTATCTTTCCGCACGGGTAATAGTAGCTGCACGATTCCTGCGAGTGGACTCCCCATAACCGCCATAATCTAATACGGTATCATCAGAGTAACTGGCGCCGCCACCCATGCCGCCAGCATCTGCAACTATCTCTGACGGCGAGTCAAGCTTCACAGCACCTGAAATCAGGCTAGGAGCAACAAAGGAAGTATTTTTCTTCTTTGCGGAGGCGCTAACCTCCTTCATTCCCGAATCCTCCGTAATTTTGCCTTTTTTTCTCATACAGTATTATAAATCTTAATTACACTTAAATCTGTTTTAAATCAACACTGCAACAAATTCTGCATGTTTTTTCTTGAAATTATCTGGTGCCATTATATCAAAATAACACTTTACACCCCAATTTCCTAACATTAGAGTTGTATAATTATCTTTTCTTGCCCTGTTAACGCTAGTGGACTTTCTTAGATGGGAAGGTAGATCAAAGCTTTGCGTTCCTCTAGATGTGCTAGTAACTTCAACATTTGCACACTGGTCCTTAGTATCTTTAATAATAAAATCCTGTTGCTCTATAAAATCACGAACTGTAAGTTTTTTTGTTTCATATTCATTATCCGCCTTGTCCCCAATACCCTTAGGGTATACACAGTCCATAGGCAGATTCATGGTAAACATATTCTCTAAAATGTCCGGATGATTACTTGCTCTAGATGCAAACCAAATTTTTTTATGATCAATACAGGTTTGTAAATAAGAGTTAGCCCTACCAAGGAATGCCGAAGTAAAGTACTGTTTAATACATATAGTACCCAAGTCTGTATTATATTGCTTAGCGCAATCCTTCACCATATTCATATAGTCCTCATTTTCCTTATCTGAATCAAAATCAATAAAACCAATTTTCTTATTCATTCCCTTGAAAAATTCCGAGTGATTTACGGCGTCCATAAACGTATCCGCACCGGCATGATCAATTACCATAAATACTATATTGAAATTCTTGAATAAATAATACATATACTTAATATGATCCTGTAACGAAGACCCAGCAACCTGATAACCATGCACTAATATTCCCTGTCTCTTTTCCTCGTCAAGCTCAATTAGGCTCATTGCAAAATAATCGGCACTACGGGACGATGAGAAGTTAGGATCAACTGCGAGAACATATTTCTTCCCTTCTTCTCCCACTATTTTCGTGGTAGGGTATTCTCCATCTGGGATCGTACACAGGTGCATTTTCTTTGGCGAGAAATAACTATCGCCACCATCAATAAATCTAGCCGCATACTCTCGAAGAAAGGAGTTATGCGAGCTACCGCCGTTTTTAGCTAACTGGATTGCCGCCTGATCTACCATGTGATTAGGTAATGCCTCATATCCCAACTGTGATATGAAGTAGGTGCCGGGCAGTTCCCCTTCTTTAGACTCCTGATCTTCTGGATGCTCTATAAGATGTGCCCACTGTTGGTGAACCTGAAATAGATGTTCAAATGTATAACTTGCAGAACTTAGTGCTAACATCTGTGAAGTATTCTCAAATATCTGTCTATTGTCCGGATGTAACATTCCCTTGCTAATCAATTCTTCCTCTAGTTTTCTTGTTCTAATACGGTCTCCCACATCTCTTGGGGAACTCAAGAAAGGCATTAGTACGTTATCAATAATATCTGGAGGTAATAATAAAAACTCGTCAAGAATCAGTACGTTAGCACGGATACCACGAATTTTTTCCCCCGTTAATGGAATCGCCGTAATACTTCCACCGTTAATTAGCCACTCATACTGATCATTACGCTTCATCTTGTCACCGAAACATTGTCTAAATAATCCCGCTTCAGGACTGGCTAAAAACTTTTCAATTTCATTAAACATTCTTCTGGCAGTACGAAAGTTAATAGAAGCTATTAGTATTTTTGTACCCGGCTCAAATATACATTTCAATATACAATAAATCGCCGCACAAAAGCTTTTAGCACAACCGCGACCCCATACTAACATACAATAATTACGATTAAAAAATGATTTAATAGTCAATTCTTGGTATGACTCTAACGTTATCCCTAGTCCTAGCTCTGTTGCGAATCCTAAGTTATGTCTTAAAAATTTAGCCAGAGTTACCCTCGCCTCTACATCGGAAAGCTCCCCTTTGAGATCAAGGAGTTCCTTGTTCATGTCTATAATAGCCCTACTATTCTGGGTGCCAGTTATTAAAGCCACGAGAAGCCCTCCTGTTCAAACCAGTATTCTAAATCTATTGTCCTTACCTTGTCCGCCATCTCCAAGATAAATAAAGTTTTCTTTGCGGATTCTGCCTTACCATCGGCAAATACAAATTGTATATTATCAAACTCCCTGCACAATTGTCTCATGTGATGCATTATATACTCCCCCGAGCACAAACCAAATTTTCTTTTTGCATATAGTGCCGTTTTTAACTGACACTCAGTTAATACTACAATATAAACACCATCTTCTGCAGCTCTTTGTATTTCTCTCTTAAAACGGTCAAAACCATTGCTCAGGGTAGAGTAAAAGTCACTTAGGCTCTTTCTTTCCACGACAACCTTACTATCTATAGATTTAGCATAGTCTCCACAGTCTAATTTGGATGATATAATATTCAATCCCGCGAACTTTAGGGGTAACTGTTCCCTAGTATCAATAACTATATCTGTATCGTTATATTTAATAAAATCATTTTGAGTATGTTTAATATTATAATTAAAATGACTTTTTAAACCAATAGACTGGCATATTTTATCAAACACTTCCCCACAGCAGTACTCAAACGTATCTGCCTTGGGTAAACAAGATATTGTTTTTAGTTCTGACTGACTAGGCGCTTTGGCCAATTGCTTTATCCAGCAATATTGTTTAAGTTTGTTTTTTAAATACTCACAGGCAGTCTGCTTATCGACAGACTGTAGCCATAATTTCATATTTCTCTTGTCAATAAAGTCAGTAAGAAAATACTGTTCAATTGATTTATATTTAATCAGCGCCTTGGTATGTAAATCTTTTTTATCAAAATTTGCTACAAAGTATTTATCAGCAACTTGTTGGTGTGATTTTATATGACTTAAAATTTGACTCTGAGAGTTGAATTGCGTCCCGCATACTTTGCATTTTAGATATTTATCGTACTCATTCATATATTTTAGCCATGAACCATCTCATCTATATTAATACCACGAATAACTGCTTTTAATTCGTCCATAGAAGATAGTTTTCTAGCTTCTTCATGAAGATTTTTCTTCTGTGCCTCAGCGAGCGCAATAATACCCTTCCTTCGATCCTCATCTTTCCATGCTTGAACTAAATTTAATATGCTTGCATTCTCGTCCTGTCTTTGGGCTATTCTTTTTGAGCGGTCATCGACAAGTGATTTATAAAGCTTTTGCTGTCTCGCGCGGCACTGATTATACTCTGTTTGTAGATTACTAATGGCTTCGTTAAGTTGCATTTTAATATTCCTGCCTTCACCGTCACTAGTGCTATTACGCAACATATCACGAAGATCTTCAACCTGCTGAAGGATAGTAGCCGCAGTGACTACCTCGGTACATAAAACAATAAACTGGTCTAATTCCTCTTGACTAAGATCTGGTTTATCATACATGTATCGTATAAAAGAATCTTCAAATAACTGTCTATCATTATTTGTTTTATAAGTATTAATCTGATAACAAAAACTAAAAGTATTTAAATATCTTTGCAGCATGTCAACCATCTTCTGTTGGGAAGCTTTTAATGTATCCGCAGACCACCCTATGTTTAGATATTTGTTTATTCTGAACACTGTCTGATCTGTTCTCCTTGGTGGAAAATACGCCCCTGAAGTTGAGTCCGCACCCCTATCTGAAGGTACATACATGGTATTATCTAGTAATTCCTTCGGGGAATCCGGATCATTCTTTTGCAACTCTTGCACATAAGCATTGACCTCGCGACATTCTAAGGTTACATGCGTTAATCTATCATTATTAAATAATGCCTTGGCCAAATCAACATAGTTCTGTTCTTTGTAATTATTCTTAACAAATTCCCTTTGCTCTTCAGTTAAAATAACTCTCTCTCTTTGGGTTACGCTTTTATTTCTATATTCAATCTTATTATCCAAGAGGAACTGCTTGACCAAACGCCCCTCCTTACTCCTACTATCTATCTTCTCATCGTTATATGCATAAGAAGTTATTTCAGTCAAAGTCGCGTCCGGATTAATAATTAAATAATCACGTATTCTTTGCTGCTGTTCATCGTATAGAATAGCTTCGACTTTTTCTATTTCTTTTGTCATAGTATCTCCTTGACCAATACTCTCGCTTTCTGTAAAATTTTAGATTTAATTTTACTTATCTGTCGGTAGGCCGGACGCCCATCCTTGTAGCTAAGTTTATATCCCATTTTCTTTGCTATCTCTGCCTCCTCAAGATTGCACAGGAACATATACTCATAAACCTTCCACTCTATTGTAGATAGGTTCTTTTTCATTACGTCATTAAAGATGGGTATGATATGCTCAATATCAATCGTTGTTTCTTTTGACTGTAGTACCGACTCCAAAGTGGTCTCGGGATTTTGAGAGTTAGGGCTGTTCATGCTTACTGGGAACTTTATATCATACGCTGATTTTTTTGTTTTTTCCCATTTTGCATAGTCACGACATCCGCCATTTTGAGTTCCATATACGGAACATCCATATTCACCAGTATTGAATTTGCATTTCAAACAGGGTCTAGAAAAATTAGAATAGTGGTTTCTAAGCATGTTGGTAATCTGGTGATTAATAACTTGATTTAGCCAAGGTCTTAATGGTCGCACATTATCCCATTTATCCCATTTGTTAAAAATATGTATACGTAATCGTTGAGATACGTCCTGAAAATCCATCCATGAAATAGCCGTTAAATGCCATCTGGATTTACGTTTAATTATTTCTTCATCTATAATATCAATAGACTGCTCAAAACTAGGCCTTGATTGTATTGTCACACAGTTTAGTCCTGCTGGCTACGAAGGCTTCCGGCTTCTCTCTTAAATTCTTCAAGAATAGAGTCTGGGGTAAGGTTTGACTGCGAGGCTTGGCCACGAAGTTCATTACTTTCCCTAGGGTCTGCAGATTTATAGTTACTAGCATGGCCTTGAGTTAGTAGACTCTCAAAAGATTCCGAATTACTACCAAATGATTGTATTTTAAATTTTGGTTTTATCCTGTGAAACTTGCTGGTATCAATATAATGGTCATCATCATTTTCATTTGTGATATTCGCGCCATCAGCATCATACTCCTCATCGTCACTATATACCTCAGTATGACCCTCGTTAATTAATTTAAACGAGGCACGAGCCGGATTTGGATAATTCTTTGGCTCAGGTTTTGGCTGGGGAACAAATTTTGGAGTATTAACTTCGTACTTATCCTTGGCCTTCTCTAGAGCCTGATCATGTACAGACTTATCCTTTTGTTTAGTAACCACGCTAAAATCCTCCCCACACTGCGAGCAGAACTTTGGGGGTGTTAGGGCGTATATAGTGGGCTTACCACATATTGAGCAGAAATGTTTCATAATTTTTTTAGATACACTTATTATTAGTTAATTACACAGAAAATTCCAATTTCTCTTTAGCATAACGTTATATATATCCCGTAGTGTAATTAGTACTAGTATGCAATCAGTGAAAAACACTAAACTTTATAGCATAATTAAAAAAGACTTAAAGGCATACGATGGTAAAATATTATTATTTAAAGGAGAGTATTGTGGCGGTAATGACAGATGCTACGGAATGTTTGAATTTAATTTTAAAGATAATCCCGTTATCAAGGTAGCCGTAGGTAATAAATCTACAGAAAGATGGTTTGGAGTATTAATCCATGAATATTGTCACTTCTTACAGTGGAAAGAACAGAGTAAGATTTGGAAAGACTTCGAGGAGTCAAACTTTAATATAGAAGATATCATTAAGTCTCCTAAAAAGTATAAGAAAGAAATCTTATTATTACTAAGACTTGAGGCAGACTGTGAGAGAAGGGTAGTTAATTTAATAAAAACCCATCAATTGTTTGATGCAACTGAGTATATACAGGAAGCCAATGCTGTACTATATAAATATGGTTTTCTGTACACGGACCACTTTTGGCCCAAGACGGGATCAGAAGTGAAGAATTGTGAAGAGATGTGCCCCGAGAAGATTCATAGGTCTTACCTTAAATATCTCGAGGCACCAGAAGCAGTATATGATATATTTGCTAATTCACGACCTTAAGTCTCATATTTTCAAACGTCTCAATGATATAGGATAAGATCTCAGATCTTACGATATCCTCCTTAGTAAATTCAAAAGTATGAATGCCATTATCCTTTGCTTGCTCGGTATTAAAAGAATTATATACACGATTAAACCCACTCTGCTTAATATCTGACTGTTGTTCGTCACCAATAATAAATAGATTGGAGAAATTAGCCATACGGCTCATTACTAGCAAGAAATCTTCCACTCTACAGT